GTATAAGAGACAGCCTCCCCCCCCGGTCCCTGAGGGACCTACATATAATACCCATGATCTTAATACCCAAGATCTTAAAGAAAAACAAAGCGCTGACGCGCCAGTTTTTTCTGGAAAAGAATACATTGAAATATGGGACGAACTTGCTCGGGGACAGCCATTTAGCCCTGTAAGAACAAAAAACAAAAAGCAAATGAAAGCGATAGAAACGAATTTAAAAAAGATAGCTAAATACTGGCCTGAATTGAATAAAGATACAGATTATCAATTATCCCCTGATATAATGCTTACCCCAGATAACTGGAAAAGGTTTTTAATTGAATTAATAAAAAAGAAGTGGTTCATGCTGTGCGGCGACAATCCTCACAGCATGGATATTGTTTTAAGATGCAGCAACTTTGAAAAAGCCATCTTAATAATCAAAAAACAACCAAAGGATAATACCTAATGAGAAATGCATTATCAAATATCATTCAAAATTTAACAGCATCAGAAACAGAAAAACGTGTTTTAGGAGAATTGATTTTTTTGGGCGATCCAAAAAATGAAGAAATTTACGAATGTATGAACATACTTTCTCAAGAATGCTTCTCTTTTAATGACTCAAGTTATTTGTTTGGTTTAATTAAAACACACTATGATAATAATTTAGATTTTAATACGTATACTTTGATTGATTTGATACCAAAAGACCAATCGACCGTTTTTGAATTGCTTCAAGAAGTGACACATATACAAAAAAGCTCGGCATCGATTATTTATGATTGTAATAAGTTAAAAACAGAATTAGCTAACAGAAACGCAATAAAATCTTTAATCCCAATGTTTGACAAGATTTTATGCGAATCCAACCCATTTGTTATTAATGAAGTTATTAATAACGCGATCGCTACAATGTGCAATCAATATCAAACAAACACCATCAAGCCTAAAACGATACTTGAAATAACCGATTTATATTTTCAGGGTCATTATGATGGAATCAAAAAAACACCGACTGGAATTGAAACATTAGATCATCATTTGCGTTTAGATGGGGGCTTTAATAATGGCTCCTTGATAACAATTGCCGGAGAATCGGGTCATGGAAAAACGCATTTTGCTTTATATCTTTCTTTAAATATCGGTCTTCATCAACCGAACAAGCAAATATTATTTTTTAATTTAGAAATGAATGAACTTGACATAATGAGAAGATATTTTACTTTAAAAAACAAAAAAAATTATGATTTGATGAGCAAAGACGAACAAATGATAGCTTATTTAGACAAAAATCATGCTGATATCAATGTTTACCCTCCAAAAGCAAAAGACATAAAACAAATAATGACTTTTTCTAGATATGAACACAGCAAAAAACCAGTCGCATTAATTGTAATTGATTATATTGGTTTGTTAGAGCTGTCAGACAATCAAGAACAACATTATTTAAGACATGTAATGATTAATAGTCGTCTTGCAGAGCTTGCTATTGAATTAAATTGTATAGTGATAGCAACCACGCAGATAAACAGGAACTCATCACGTAGAGCTGATAAAAGGCCTTTAATAGCGGATGCTGCCGATAGCATGGGTGGGCAACGCTCATCAAGTTATTGGTTTGGAATTTATAGGCCAGAAATTGAAGATAAAAACACCAACATGAAAAACATTTTTAATCTTAGATGCCTTAAAAGCAGAGAGGGTTTGTTATTCGATGTTAATTTTTTGTGGAACAATAGCTGTTTGGCTGAATGCGAACATCAAACTGGCTATCATTTAGAAAAAGAATCACCAATAAAGTGGGACTGCTAAAATGTTTATTAAATTAAAAGATAAAATTATAAACAAAAATAACATTTTATTTGCTTCTTATAGCTGTATTAATGACAGTCTTTTTGTTATTGAAATAAATTTTGTCGGAAACGACAATATTTGTAATATTAATTGCGAATCAGAAAAAGAAGCCAAAGATTTATTGTGGTCAATTATAGAGCAAACAAACCAGCTTCGTAAGGAAAAAAACAAACCGCATTCTCCTAAATTTGATTTAGATTCTTTTGTTTAAAAAACCAAAGAAAAAGTATATTAACTAAAATTGAGGCCTTGGATATCAGGGAGTTCAAGGCCTCAACACACAGGATTAGGACAATGTGCAAACGAATATTATATTAATTGCGAGTGAAAATGAATAAAAAAAACAAGCTGATAATATGATCGGATAATATACAATGCATACATTATGATCATATCGCATAATAGGTCTACGATATTATATGTATTATGTACAATAGTGACAAAAACACGGTATTTGCATACATTTTGTATAAAATATAACAGGATGTCATTTTATGAAAAAAAAGTATGGATGCAATATTGATTTGCGATCGTTTGAAGATTATTGCGAGCGCATGGGTGTAGCGCTGCTAGAAGAAGATGTTATGTTTATACGTGACAGACTTAGTTATTACCATGAAGATGATCACCGCAAGCTATTGCATGAGTATGTTAAATGCTGGCTTAGAATGATGGGAGAGTGTGAAAACGAAACGTCCGCGCAAAACTTTGGTAGACGTAACGCAAATAGCTTGTTGTTAAGAGTTTAGGAGCGCATAGCGCCCCGATTAACTTGTCTTAATATCTTTGGGTAGGTAATTGTTTACGACGCTTAGAAGCCAAATTAGATTGGTTTGAAGCATCTTTAGCTGGTTAGTTGTTAAGCTGATAGAAAATTCGTGATCTTCTTTTTTGTTAATAAACGATAGTTCGTGCTGTTTTAGCATCTCGAGGGGTGATACATCAGGCGTGTAGTGCTCTTTTGTTAAATCGTGCAAATCAATCATTTATAATCTCTTTTGTGTTCGCAGTCTTCAATTGCTGCATGCAATCGACGTAAAGCTCTTTGCAAAATATCTTCGCTTGCATAAATTGCGTTAAACCATAAGCTTTCATCTTCTGCTTGCTCATTTACAATTTTTTTAAGTTTTTCGTAATCAATCATTTTTGATTTCCTTAAGCTCATCGGATTGTTGATCGCTAATTGTTGCTAGTAAATCTTCAATTATTTCCACCTGCTTGTATTCGCCAAATTTATGAAGCGCGCTACAATATCCTTCGGCCAAAAGAATCAACTGAATAATTTGTTTTTCTGAAATTATCATTTATAAAATTCTCCGCATTTTTTGCATTTATGTTGCATGCCAATTACTTTGTTTTCTGAATCAATGTCTAATTCAAAATGCACAAAGCCTTCTTCTGGCTCATGCTCACAACAATTGTTTTTGCAATCCGGTGACATACAACACTCTTGGGTTTCAAACGACAGCATTTTGTTTCATCCTATAATCTTGTAGTTGTTTAACAATCATCATTAATTGATTTTCAAAATCTTCAATTTCATTGCAAGTCCAAAATATATTCTCTTTAAAGCCAGTTCCCATATTTTCATAAGCAAGTTTTGCCAAATGAACATGACCTAAATGCTCCAAACAATGCAAAGGACGCAAATTAATTATCTCTAATTTCATTCTTCCTCTCCATCTAAATCCCATTGCTCTTCACGAAACGTTTGCTCGTCTTGATATTGCTCAGGCTCATCACCATGATATTCATCCAATTGCACGACCACTCCCTTTGTTATTAATATAACGACATTATATTGTTACTTAATAACAATAGCAAGATATAAATGGATACAAAATGGAACGATTTAGACCTTGGCTTAAAAGTCATATAGACTAAGGGTTTGCGCTGCTGACCCACAGGTTTATCCACAGATTTTGTGGAAAGTGGTGATGTTGTTAATAAGGTATTTGTTATGCCTCTACCATTTGATTTTGATTATAAAAACCCTGATTACAACAAGGTGTGGGAATGGCGCATGGAGCGTTATTTGCGATTAAAGAAAAATCCTGATGTTTGGGATGCGCTTAGATTGTTTTATCGAAACGACCCCGCCCAATTTATTATTGACTGGGGTGTGACCAGTGACCCTAGGAACGTAGAGCGTGGGCTTCCTACATTGATGCCTTTTTTGTTGCTTCCAAAACAAGAAGAATGGGTTCATTGGTTATTGGCTCGTTGGAAAAACAGAGAGCCTGGACTTGTAGAAAAATCACGTGAATGTGGGTTGTCTTGGCTTACGGTCAGCGTTGCATCAACGCTTTGTTTGTTTTACGAAGGCATGAATATAGGATTTGGCTCAAGAAAAGAAGAATACGTGGATAAGAAAGGCGATCCAAAATCACTACTCTGGAAAGCAAGACAATTTATATCGCGATTACCCAAAGAATTTCGCGGCGATTGGGACGAAAAAAAACATAGCCCTTACATGCGCATTGAATTTCCAAACAGCGGTTCTGTTATTACAGGCGAGTCAGGAGATGGCATAGGACGCGGAGCAAGGACCTCGATAACCTTCATCGATGAAAGCGCCTTTATCCCTCGAGCTGAGCTTTTGGACGCGTCTTTGTCACAAACAACCAATTGCAGGATTGATGTATCGACACCTCGAGGCATGAATAATAGCTTTGCAAGAAAACGATTCGGCGGGAAAATAAATGTATTTACCTTTCACTGGACAGACGATTTAAGAAAAGACCAGGCATGGTATGAAAAGATGTGTCATGACATTGATGATCCCGTAGTCATAGCGCAAGAAATAGATTTAGATTACTCAGCATCAGTCGAAGGTATATTAATTCCATCGGTTTGGGTGCAGTCGGCTGTAGATGCCCATTTAAAGCTTAATATAAAGCCTACAGGCATTCGAAAGGCCGGGATAGACATAGCAGACGAGGGTATCGATAAAAACTCACTATGCGCTCGCCATGGTATACTGGTAGAACATTTGGAATCATGGAGCGGGAAAGGCAGTGATATATACGATACGGTTGAAAGGGCCTTTAGGCTTTGTGATGAGCTGCATTTACCTGTTGCTGATTATGACGCTGATGGTCTTGGGGCTGGCGTTAGGGGTGATGCTCGCGTCATTAATCGCGACCGTATGGCTGCTGGATTATCTAAAATCAATTTTAATCCGTTCCGTGGTTCAGGCGCAGTTGTTGACCCCGAAGGTAATCCGTTTCAATCGTCGGCTGAGGTTAAAGATCGCGAACCAGGCAGAACAAACGAAGACTTTTTTGCTAACGCTAAAGCGCAAGCCTGGTGGTCGCTAAGACGCAGATTTCAATTAACATACCGAGCAATTGTAGAGCAACTCCCCGTAGACCCAGGCGACATTATTTCAATATCAAGCGCAATTCCAGACTACAAAAAACTGTTAGTCGAATTGTCACAACCTACTTACTCACAAAATAACAACGGTAAAATACTGGTAGACAAACAACCACCGGGTTGCAAATCCCCGAATTTGGCCGATAGTTTAGTTATTTGTTTTGCCCCTATTCAACCCGGACGACGAAGCATATTTAATCTTTAGGGTTGAATTTGTCATACAATTTTTTTGCATGCTCCAATAAATCGGGTTTTAACAAAAACTCAGGGTGTTCTAATCCGTATTTATAATTTTGCATTAACTCATGCTCTTCGGGGGTTGGGGTTTTTGTTTTTGATTTTGCGCGAGCAATCTCTTTCTTATTAATATTCTTGATAACATTCTTAATTATGTAGTTCCGTTTTGACCCTGTACTGGTTCCGATTTCGCCCTGTTCTAGTTCCGATCCCGCCCTGTTGTCCAAGTTTAAAACAGGTTCCGATTCCGCACTGTTGTTAAATATTTTGCCAATAAAGAACTTCCGGTTATGGCCCATCCCTTTTCTTATTAAAAATCCCCATTCTTCTAATTGATTTAATTTTGTTTTAACTTGACGCAAACCTATTTTTGAAAATTCATGCAAAAATTCATTGGTTTTGTTATAACCGATTTTGTCCCAAGGAGACCGGCGAAGATGATCATAAAGCGGCATAAATATGTAGATATGATCGCCAGTTATTTTCGGGTGATCAGTCATTAATTTAGGCACTTGAAAATAAATGGGGTTTGATTTTTCAGAGGTCATGCTATAATTGCCCTGTAATTCGTCGTTACACTAGCCGTATATCTCGTCGAAAATTTATACGGCATTCCTTTAGCTAGGCTGCATTATACACAAGCCATTGATTAAATTATATAAATCAAAAACTCTCGATATGGCATATAATCTAACTTTGTAGCATCATAACGTTTACTATCGTCCGCTAGCTTGCAGGAGTTTTTAATGTTGTCTAAATGGATTAACAAATTAACAAACAAAAAAACAGAAACACCCGCTCCTGTTGCGCCCAAACCGGAACGACCAAGACAAATTTATTACGACAATACGCAAAATAGTCTTCAGGCTCAAATTGAAGAAAAAATGGAAGATTTGTTCAAAAACGCAATCAATCCAGCTGTAGCTATGGATACCGCAAAAAACAAAGGCGGTTCTACGTTCGCGATGGACAATCAGCTGTCGCCTAAACAAGCATTTAACACGCAAAACCTGCCCGAAGCGCAAGTGATGTGGTACTTGAACCAGTCGTTTATTGGCTACCAGCTTTGTAGCTTGCTCGATCAACAATGGTTGATTTCTAAATGCTGCTTAATGCCTGCTAAAGACGCAACAAGAAACGGTTACGAAGTCACAGTTAACACAGGTACAGGCGATGAAGTCGACCCTGAAGTTTTGGATTACATTCGTGAAGCAGATGTACGGTATCAACTCAACAGAAATCTTATCCAATTTGTTCAAATGGGACGCGTTTTTGGTATACGCCATGCTATGTTTATTGTGGAATCTGACGATCCTGATTATTACCTTAAACCATTTAACCCCGACGGCGTCATGCCCGGCAGCTACAAAGGCATATCACAAGTCGACCCCTATTGGATGACACCACAATTAGACGCAGAAGCCGCAGGTAACCCTGCTAGTATTTATTTCTATGAGCCTACATGGTGGATTATTAACGGCAAGCCCGTACACAGAACGCATTTAGTTATCTTTAGAACCGAAGAAGTAGCCGACATCCTTAAACCGGCTTACATTTACGGAGGCGTGCCCATTCCTCAAAAGATAGCTCAGCGTGTTTTTGCAGCCGAAAGCACGGCAAACGAGGCCCCAATGCTTGCAGCAACAAAGCGCACTGACGTGATGAAAATAGATTTAGCGCAAGCGGCAGCAAACCCAATTAATGTTGCCGAAACATTAAATCAATACGTAGCTAACCGTAACAATTATGGCGTTAAATTAATTGGCATAGACGATGATTACGAGCAACACGATATTTCACTTGCAGACTTAGACGCGGTCATTATGACGCAATTTCAGCTTGTGGCTGCAGCAGCAAACGTACCGGTTACAAAACTTTTGGGAACCACTCCAAAAGGTTTTAACGCAACCGGCGAGTTTGATGAAGCATCATATCATGAAGAACTTGAAAGCATCCAGAAGCATGATTTAACACCTATGATTGAACGCCATCATTTGTTATTGATACGCTCTGAAATTGCCCCTCATTTTGGAATAGAGCCATTCCACACGACAATCGCATGGAATCCATTGGATGCAATGACCGCAGAAGAGCTGGCTGCATACAATAAGCTAAAAGCAGAGACCGGCAGCATCTTGATGCAATCAGGGGCTATAGACGGATATGACGAACGCCAACGCATTGCTAGCGACCCTGAAAGCGGCTATAACGGCCTTGATACTAATATGACACCAGATGAACATCATGGTGAAATGATTGAGAGCGATCCAAACGAGGGTAGTTAATGCCTAAACAATTTCCGCTAACGAAAAAACGGCAAGCTTGGGCTGAAAATAGAAACACAAGTTTGCTGGGAACCAAGCTAGCTCATAATGCAAGTCTTGAACAACGCTACGCCACCGAGTTACGACGCTTAGTCATACAAATGACCAGCGAAACATTGCGTGAAGTAAAAAAATTATTTAAAACAGATACAAGCAAAGAGTTCGTTGCGCAACAAAAACAACAAATGGCAATGGATGCTAACATTGGTAGCATGGCCAGGATTTTGATGAACGCGCTAATGGATAAATTTACAAAATTATTTGCCAGCAAATCCAAATCTATTGCCGAACAAATGTTGGCGGGAGCCGAAAAAACCAGCACGTCTACGGTTAGATCAAGCCTTAACAAATTGTCAGGCGGCTTATCATTGCAAACAAGTATTGTGTCGCCAGGCTATGAAGATATTGCCACAGCCATTGTGGCTGAAAATGTAAGCTTGATTAAATCCATACCCCAAAAATACCTTGATGACGTCACCGGCTCAGTTATGCGCTCAATCACTCAAGGACAGGGACTCAAAGACCTGGTGCCCGAAATACAAAAATATGACGGACAAACATACCGAAGAGCCAAAAACATTGCGCTAGACCAAACACGAAAAGCATACAATACGATTAACGCGCAAAAATTAACTACCTTAGGTGTAAAACAATTTAAATGGCTACACAGCGCGGGCGGCGTCACTCCGAGGGAGTCGCACATGAAGATTAGCGGGCATATTTTTAGCTTTGAAAATCTAGAAGCAGAGCAGGCGGCACTGGGAGTGCCTGAGCGTGACCGTGGGCTTCCTTCGGTTCCGATAAACTGTAAATGTACAATATTGCCAATTATAGACTTATCAGAATAATTATAACGCAAAAGGACGTGGTTATGAAAATTAATTTGATGACTATTGTGCGTAATTATCAAGCAAAATGGTTGGCCGCGGATATTGCTTTGATTACAGATATTTTTGCTAATGGCGTGTGGGGCAGCGAATATTACAAAATGTTTGAAGTGTTTGGCATTCATGCCAGCGCTGTTAATGCTGGCATATCTGGGTTGCAAATATTGAGGGTGTTTATATTGCTGTATCAAGGTGCTGTTGAGCGCCAGGAGCGGGAGTCGAAGAAAATTGATCAAGATTGATTTTTTCTTTCTTTTGCAATAATGCTGGAAGCGGTGATTTAGGCATCAAACTTGCAAGCGTGGTTATGCGCTCCTTTGCTATTTGAAAGCATTCTTTGTATGGGATGTTTTTGTTCATAGAATCCTCTAATGAATTTGCTATGATTTGGTCGGCCATTTCAATGACATTCAATTGTCTAATATTCATTACATCTCGTGCGTTAGGAAATTTTTGCTCTAAAAGAAACAGGCCTGTTAGTTCCATGCGTGATACGTTTGAGTAATAGTGATCTGCCGATTTGCTACCTTGCTCTTTTGCATAAGAAATAAATTTTTGGATTACGTCTGTACATTCTCTCCGCATAACTTTTGTCTCTTGCCTTTTTTTCAGCCATTCTATGTTTTGTTGTTTTAATAATAAATGATGAATAATTTTTCTTTGTTTGAAGAATTCTTTAGCTAAAGTGCTTTTGAATAAACGTACAACAGGAGAGTTCTTCATAAGCATAACAACCAATGTCGCCTGTTCTTCAGTTAAATAAAATACTTCGGCCGTTCTTCCTTTTGTCTTCAAAGATTCCGATTTTAAATCCATAAGTTGAGGCAAATCAGATGAATTTCTTATTAAACGAACCACAGTTTCATGACTGTGACCAACACCCTTCGCAATCGCTTGGGATGTTGTAAAAACCTCATTATTTCTCACAACAATTAATTCCCGCATAAATTCCCTGTAAAACGAAAAAGAATAAATCTTATTCGAATCACCAGAAAAAGTAAAGTTACCGCGTTTCAAATCCGATATGTTTCATTGAATCTTTCCAGATTACCGATCCGAAAAGATTTTCAACTATTGATATAAATCTAGGTAATGCCACACAAATTTAATTATATTTTAATTTCCAACGCCTCACATCCACAACCAAGGTAACACCCGATTCAAAAAAGGAACCGTACACAACCAAAAACATAACCAAAATACAAAAAACACATTGGCTTGTTTTTTGGCCATTCGACAAGTTACATGTAACATTTTTTCTTCTATCGTTAATTCTGGCTTGCCCTTTGTCCTATCAAAACATAGATGTTGAATTAATTATAATTTAGATCTGTGCATTTTTATTTATCCTTTTTAAATTTAAAATTAATCTTTATTAATCGTCATTTCGATGACGTATTAAAGCCCAATGAGTGATCGTGGCTAGATCCAAGGCTAATACCTTTTCTGACGAATCACACTTACAATCATCACAGCACAAACAATAAACCGAGGGGACAAATGTCCCGCCAATTAAAAACGCCATAATATAAATAGGCAACTGCAAATCATCCTCAAATGATATTCTTAATAAAAATTCATGATCATTATCCCCGAACTTATTGCCTGGCAAGACTTCTGTTGCATCATTCCAAAACATATAATTATCATTAATTCCTTGAAACATTTTGTTTTTCCTTTTAAATTTAAAACTGTTGTTTATAATTGTTCGTTGTCACAAGATAATCCGTAATTATTAACCACCCCAATTATATTGTGCGAATTTAACGACAAAGCCGATCCATCTTCAAATATCCAGTAAGTTGTTTCGTTTTCGTAATCTTGATCTTTTTGTACCGCTACAGTGCAAATATCGAAAGCGTTTGCACCAAACTTATATTCATGTCTTTCAGCTAAAGTTTTCATTTTTATTTCATCCGTTTGTTATTTAATATGCAGTCATTATATTATTATTTGATAACAATAGCAAGGTAATTATCTGTTATTATTGTTATTGCGTTATACTATTAATAAGGTATAATATTGTTGCACAGCGTAACTCCTCCATTTGAAATGCTGTGTGTGCAATCAGATTAGGCCAAGCAAGATCGTCCTATCCGTAGGGCCGACATCATGCGATCTTGTTTGGTTTGGTTGTGCTATACTCCAGAACGTGGCTGTACTTATTAAAGTAGGGGCGCATCATGGGGCAAAAATTTTTAATCAGTAAAACTACAGAGACAAATGTTCATGTGTCTCTTCACGTGCCGACTATTGTCAATTTAAGACTAGACATAACTCGGCGTTCAAATCGTAATTATTGCGGTTTTTTTAAACCAAAAGAAAACACAGAGCAGCAACCTTTACTTAGTATTGAACCCGACGAATCACAAATTGTTGCTCGATTGTGATTTTAGCGTTTTATATCAAGCATTCATCGCGTTAATATTACTGTTTGTTTGATATAAATAATTAATTAAGGACGAATGATGCGCTCCTCATTGTTGCTCGCCATTATTTTACTAACAAGCTGTGAATCGCCGCCTCAGCAACAGCTTCAGCCTCAGCCAGCCAATAATCAAGCGCAGCCTATACAAACAGCGCAGCAATCACCGGGCTTGGTTGACCACATGATATCAAGTGCCGCGGGGGGATTTGCAGCAGGTGCTGGGGCTGCTGTTGCACATCAAGCAACGTCAGGATTAATAGACAAGTGGCGAACTCATGCGCGGGCGCGTAGAATAAATAATATACGCAATCGTAGGAGATGATCGTGCCTTTAGCTAGAGGTAAAAGCCAAAAAACAATCAGTAAAAACATACAAACAGAATTAAAATCACATCCCAATATGTCACCCAAACAAGCCGCCGCTATCGCTTATTCAGAAGCTCGACAATCAAAAGACAGCGAATCAGCGCGTTCTCATGATTTAAATGGGTACATGGATGTCGCTGGCTCTAACATTAGTCGTGTAGGCGTGTTTCCTTATTCAGGCGCACAAATAGCCCCCGAGCTAGAAGGAGACCGCATATACATGGTTTATCGACCAGAAGCATCGTTAGCAGACCCTGAAACAATTGAATCGTTTAAGCTATTACCGTTTACCGATGAACACGCCATGCTAGGAGCAGAAGACGGCACTATTCCTGCTGAACAAAAAGGAGTTCACGGAATAACATCATCTAATGTATATTATGAAGCACCTTATTTAAAAGCCGATATCAGAGTTTTTTCAGAACACCTTAAAGACTTGATTTCAAAAGGCAAAACAGAGTTATCCATCGGCTATCGATGTCTGTACGAACAGAAATCGGGCGAGTATGATGGGCAGAAGTACGATTTTATTCAGCGTGAGCTCCGAGGGAACCACCTGGCTTTAGTCGACGAGGGGCGTTCTGGCCCGGACGTTGCTGTTCTAGACAGCTTTACGTTTGTTTGCGATACGATGGGAATGATTCATCCCGATTTACCGAAACCAGACTCCATGGAGAAACGCGAAATGGAAAAGATAGACGGCAGTGAAATGTATCAAGAAGACGAAATGTCGCTTGAAGAATGTAGCAAGATGATTAAAGAGCTTATGAGCAAAGTCGAAAAAATGATGTCAGCAGAAAAAGCAGAAGCTGAAATCATGGACGAAGAATCTGAAGTCAAAAAAGAGCTAAGCAAAGAAGCAGCAGCTGAAGGCGACGCTAAAGACGCAGAAGCAGATCCAGCCGATTTTGTAAGCCGAGCAGATATCGAAGATAGCGACGAAGAACCAGAATACGAAGCCAGCAAAAAGAAAGAAGCTGAAGCTCGTGACGAAGACGAAGAAAAAAAAGAAGGCGAAACATCCAAAGGGATGGATAGCCAAATCAAGTCTATCATGCGTGAAATTTCACGACGTGATGCTCTGGCTCAAAAACTATCAAATCACATTGGTACATTTGACCACAGCCAAAAAACTGTGCAAGAAGTCGCACAATACGGTGTTAAAAAGCTAGGATTGTCTTGCCGTAAAGGGCACGAAGAATCCGTATTATCTGGCTACCTTGCTGCATCAAAAAGTAATCGTCCAGTTATCGCAGCACAAGACAGCAGCGTAAAAGCTAGCGGTATTGATGCTTATTTGAGAGGGGTTAAATAATGTCTTTCCAATCTACTGTATATAACATCCAAGGTTTCGGCGTTCCTGGCGAATTGTTCACTGATTCACCTTATCAAGCACAACCTTATACTATTCAATCCGCATCTGCTGCATACAATATTATTGGAGCAACCGTTTGCACAATAACAAGCCAAGGCTTTTGCCAAGCAGGCGCAGGCGGAACACTAGGCTTTGCTGGATTTTTGGTTGATCCAAAAGCAAGCGCGCTGTTCGGAACTGGTGGCGTTCCATTAGCTCCAACATTGACATTAAACAATTTCCAAACCGTTCAATGCTTAACCATGGGCGTAATGATTGTAACCTTACCTGCCGCAGCAAACATTGGCGATAACGTCATATTTGACAACACCACAGGTGCCATCTCAACCATAGCTCAAGGTGTTGACGTACCCGTAGGCAAAACATTTGCTAATGCAATTGTTAGTTACTTTACACAAGGCATTGCAGGGACAGCATTGGCAGTGATTACTGTTAATCCTACTTTCTTAATCCCAACTCACGCCTAAATTTAAGGATAAATAATTATGTATAGCGTTAGCAAAGAAAGGTCTTACATTTCAGGCCGAAACATTAAAGCGTTAGATAACTTTAATGTTCGCGAATACGAATCATTGAATAAAATCGGTATCAATTTAAATCGCGAAACCGTTCAAAGAATGATGCGCGGCAAAGTAGCTTGCGATTCTATGTTCGCAACAGATAGCTTGCAACCAACCGTCACCACTGGAAGCATCGGTACACCTGTGCAATTCTTGCAGGAATGGCTACCAGGTTTTGTCCAAGTCATTACTGGCGCGAGAAAAATCGATGAGTTTATCGGAATTCTAAATACCGGCTCATGGGAAGACGAACAAGTTGTTCAAGGCATTTTGGAACGTACTGGTACTACAATGCCTTATGGCGATTATACAAACGTACCATTAAGTTCTTGGAACGTTAACTTCAACTATCGTACTGTTGTGCGATTTGAAGAAGGTATGAAAGTCGGTAACTTGGAAGCTGCACGCTCCGCTAGAATGCGTGTTGATGACCAAGGTATGAAACGCGAAGCTGCTGCGGTTTCTTTGGAAATCACACGTAACTTGGTTGGTTTTAATGGATTTAATGCTGGCGACAATAATACTTATGGGTTTTTGAACGATCCCGGCCTAGGCGCGTTTCAACAAGTAGCCGCAGGCGTTGCAGGCCGCACATGGGCTGTTAAAACATTCCTAGAAATCCAGAAAGACTTGTTAACCGCACTACAGACATTACGAACACAATCACAAGATACTATCGACCCAGAAACTGTTGATATTACTCTTGCAGTTGCTACAAGCTCTGTGGATTACTTGGCTAAAACTTCTGATTTTGGTATTAGCGTTCGCAGCTGGTTACGCGAAGCTTATCCTCGCGTGCGAGTTGTATCTGCTCCACAGCTAAATGCTGCTAGTGGTGGATTCAATGTGTTTTATATGTACGCCGATGTCATTGCAGATATGAGCACCGATGGTGGCCGTGTTTGGATTCAGCCTGTGCCTACAAAGTTTTCCGTGCTCGGCGTCCAAAATCTAGCTAAAGGCTACGAAGAAGATTTTTCGAACGCAACTGCAGGGGCGATGCTGAAACGACCTTTTGCTGTGACAAATTGGTACAACATCTAAAAATACAGAACAAATAGCAACTTATTCATCCAGGAGTAAATTTATTTCTCTTGGATGAATTTTCGCTGGCGGTTAATACTTGCAAATTGAATTCATTGTGAAGCCCGCAAACATGATCATTTACTAATGGCACAATATGATCGACATGATGTTGTATTCCAGTCATCTTGGTTCTTCTAATTGATTCCGCATAAAACTCTTTTATCTTGTCTTGGTTAGCCCATGAAACATTAGCTCTAAGTTCCGCCGCCCTTCTTTTGGCTCGCATCACATTAATTTTATCCAAATTATTTTCGATATATATTTTTCTAGTTATCATTATTTTTTCAAAATTATTTTCATAATAATTAAGTCGCCTTTCTTTTTCTTGTTCAATATTATTTATTCGCCAATTTTTAAATTTTGATTTACTACATTCTTTACAGTGATAATCCAAACCGTGTGCCATTGCGCGATTACGATAAAATTCACGAAATGATTTTTCAATTGAACATTGACTGCAAACAAATGAAATTTCAGGCCAAGATTGCTCGTATTCTAACCATAAAGATTCAGATTGATTTTTACGTTTTTCTTTGTTTGCAATTTTCCATGACTTTTGTAATTCATACATTTTTTCATGATTATTTTCACGATAAGTTTTAGCGGCCGCTTTTACTTTGTCCGCATGTTTTAATTTGGATTCCTTACAAGCAAGACGATGACATACTTTGCAGCGTGCGGTATAGCCGTCTTTTCCTTTTGGTTCAACACGAAACTCCCCAAACCCTTTAACAACGCCACATTTACTACAAGCCTTGCTATCAATCGCGCTATTCATGATCACACCAGTTTCATAATATGAAGAACAACAGGGATTGCAATAGATGTTAATATTCCTCCGCATAAAGCAAGTATCCACATCAAATGCTTGTCTATCTTCGCAGATAACAATTCAAGCATTCTAATTCTTATTTCGTGATCTATATAATTTTCATTTTTCATTATCATTACTCCTCAAGTAATCCTCAAAATAAAAGCAAAGTCACGCATCGAGGTATCTGCTATTCGGCTGGCCGGCCTAGACTTTGCGTATTCGTTTATATCAGTTTAGAAATAATTAACCCGCCAAACATGGTAATAATAGTCCCGATAATCCATTTGAATTGATTGTCCATTTTGGCGTCAATCATATCAAAGCGAGCATCAAAACGTTTGATTAAAGACTCTGTTAGCCTAATACGCACTTCGTGATCAATATATTGTTTGTCAATCACAGCAACTCTCCATCAAAAAGTAATCACCCTTGTAGTATAACGCCAACCGAGGATGAAGCGGCTTTCGGGGGCTACCCTAGGCGTTATATTATTATTATATAACAATAACTATAAGCTATCAACATAATATATACTGACTTGATTAAAACTACGGACGATCAAACAATGCCTTTTTATGTGTATTCAACAATAACTAACGGTGTCGCTTTTTGCGAATACGAAGATAACGCTGCCAATGAATTAGCAATTATGAAGCGATGGCCGGATGGGACGCCCATGAAAGTAATCATTGAGGGCGGACACGGCGTATCCAATAAACATTTTTTTACGCCTCAAGGTGTTTGTACTAAAGTTTCAGATCGCGACATGGAGATTTTATTAAGAAATGATTCGTTTCAAGGATTCATGGAGCGAGGGTTTATCACTTATGACAAAAAGAAAGTAGCGCCAGAAAAGAAAGCACGCGACATGGCACCAAAAGACAAGAGCGCGCCTCTAACTCCTGCTGATTTTAAGCTCGGGAAAAACAGCGATGATCATACAAACACTTATACAACAAATACTCAAAAGGCCATGTAAATGACATTACCTACATTACTTGTATTTGATTACGCTGCTTTTATAGCTCAATGCCCCGCGTATTCCAATGTTGTCACGTATCCAGAGGCCACGCTATCAGCGTACTGGACAAGCGCAACAAACTATATGAGTGATGTGGGTAATTTTGGCGTAGTAAACGGCGCAGCTAGGCAATATGGACTTAATAATATGACCGCTCATCTGGTCTTTATTGCAGGGCTTGTTGCAGCAGGTCAAGTGCCTGGGTTAATGCAAAACGCGACAATAGATAAAGTAACAATCGCTTTAACACCTCCGCCACTTAAAAGTCAATGGCAATGGTGGCTTAGCTTGTCTCCATACGGACAAATGCTTTTAGCGCAACTACAAGGCGCGTCCGTGGGTGGTTTTTTTGTTTCCGGGCCATTCCCTGGACTACAGGGATACATTCCAAATTATGGATATGGCTGGGGTGGGTCGTTATGATCGTAACTAAGATATTTAGTGCTGACGGCGTTAAATTATTAAATGCGATCCAACGCTTAGAAAAAAAATCTGTAGCTGTAGGCTGGTTTGAGAAATCACATTACGATGACGGCACGCAAGTTGCAACAGTTGCAGCACAAAATGAATTCGGAAACCCCAATAAAAACATACCTGCGCGACCCTTTATGCGCCCTACTGTAATTCATGACAAAAAAAAATGGGAAAAGCTTACGACTGATGGCGCAAAAAAAATATTAAAAGGTGAATTAACAATTGATAATGTTTTGGACTTGCTTGGTAAACAAGTAACAGTAGACATTAAAGACACGATTAGCAAAATATACTACCCAGCATTAGCAGAACGAACTGTATTAGCCCGGATTGAGCGCAGTTCGAAATTATCACGCATTAAAGGCCCAATTAAGAACGCAACATTAGGCTCAGTGACCAAACCATTGATTGACACAGGGGTCATGTTTAATACGATAACGCACGAATTGCGGGACGAATAAAATGATTCCAGGTCAAAATATACTCAACATGGCATTGCAAATCATCGCAAAACAAACCATACAGTATTACGCTTTTGTAAACCGCTCACTTAATGCCGTTGGCCAAGATATTGCAACTTATGCTGCGGTTCAAAATATCGTCGGCAGCTGGCAGCCAGTCCCTAGACAAGTTTATGTTTTGTATGGATTGGATTTGCAAAAAGATTATTTTACATTTTATACGTCAAATAATTTGCTAGACATTACACGTGATGTTTCGGGCGATCAAATCGCCTATCGTGGTCGCCGCTATCAAGTAGAGTCAAATAATGACTGGTATCAACTAGATGGCTGGAAAGGTATTTTGTGTGTGGGATTGGGAGCGGATAATGTCTAATTTAACTGATAATTCGCTCATACAATTATTTTTGCCTATCATTAATGCGCAATTAATTATAGATGGTTTTACAACCACGGTTGTTAAGCAGTCGAATCAACCGACCATGCAAGGCATAAATACTGTGCCTACAGTTTATTTTTTTAAAGTTGCTAATAAACGATATGGGTTTTTAGGTCGAAATGACGTCTGGAATGATGTTGATTCCGAAATGGTGCATACAGAATCACAATACATCGAAAGCACCTGGCAATTTTCTGCTCTTGTTTTGCAGAATCCTAGCAACACATCATTGCCTACAGCGAGTGATTTAATAAATGATGTTGCAAGCATAATGCAAAGTGATAAAACTAGGAATATACTAAATGCATCTGGCGTTGGGGTACTTAGAGTAGCAGATATCCGCAACCCATATTTTCAAGATGATAGGGACAATTTTGAAGCCTCACCTAGTTTTGATATAACGTTTGTTTATCAAAACATCAGGACGTCTACAAGCCCTGTTATTACCGACTTTGTACCTGCAATCTACGGAGTGTAACAGATGGGAATTAATATTAATCGATACGTTGATATAACATCAACGGTTGGCGCTGGTGGCGTGCCGCCTGTTCGCTCGCTGATTGGTAGATTGTTTACAGGTAATAGTAAATTACCACCACAAACTTTTATTGAATTTACTAACGCTACGGATGTCGGTACTTATTTTGGTACTGCTTCTGAAGAATATGCTCGAGCTTTGTTTTATTTTACTTGGGTAAGTAAATCAAATACCACTGCGGATACTATTCAGTTTGCGCGATGGGCTACTATAGCGGTAGCTCCTATGATTTATTCTATCCCTAATAACGCTGCTGACTTAACTGCTTTACAAGCAATTAGTGCCGGATCGTTTGGACTAACAATTGGCGCGACTTCCCACGTTTTAACAGGCGTTGATTTTACTGGGGCAACCTCTCTCGCTGACGTGGCTTCTGAATTACAAACAGCCATTAGATTACAATCTGGGGCTGCTTTTGCAACTGCCACGGTAGTTGAAAGCAATGGTGGGTTTGTTTTTACAGCTGGCGCTACTGGCGCGGCTGAAATATCAGTACAAGTAGCCGGAGGAGGCACGGATATAACAGCTGAAGGTTTGCTGGGATGGTTTCCTGGAAATACTTACTCAAGCAATTTATCTGCTATCCCGCCTCTGTTTACTAATGCAATTTATGCAGGAAATGCAATATGGGCTAGAGGCTCGGCAGCAGAAACTATATCTGACGTTCTAGCAGCTTCTTCCGCAGTATCTAATAATTTCGGCTCTTTTCTGTTTTTAAATAATTTAAACGTAACTTTAAGCCAAGCGATTGCTGCAGCAACTTGGAATCAAACTCAGAACGTCGAATACCTTTATACTGTGCCTGTAAGCGCCGCAAACGCTGCTGCGTGGTCAAATGACACAACAGGCTTAGGGTTAATTGGTGGATGCTGTTTAACGCTTCAGTCGCCCTCTTTTACAGCCGTTGGAACCGTAACATCAGCATCAAATCAAGTGACAGGATTGTTAAATAATAACCGTATGACTGCGGGGATGTTGGTTTCAGGCACAAACATTCCTACAGGAACAACAATCCTATCTATTAACAGCACAACGTTCGCATTAACTTTGTCAGCCAATGCCACAGGAAGCGCCACAGAAACCATTACATTTTATCCTGATGAGTTTCCCGAGCAGTGCCCAATGATGATAGAAGCAAACACAGATTACACGGTTGACAATTCGGTTCAAAATTACATGTTTCAGAATTTTGATCCATTTTTAACGCCTAGCGTGGTTTCTGATGATTTGGCCGATGTTTATGACGCGCAATATGTGAATTATTACGGTCAAACTCAAACATCAGGGCAAGTATTTAATTTATATCAACGTGGTTTGATGTTAGGCCCGATTACTTCGCCTCCTGACATGACGACTTATGTTAATGAATTGTGGCTAAAAGATGATATGACCGCTGTGTTGTTTACGTTGCTTATGCGATTAAAACAATTGCCAGCCAACACACAAGGTCAATCGTTAGCTTTATTGTCTATACAGGGTGTCATTAATCAAGCATTACTGAATGGTGTTATATCTGTTGGAAAGACTTTGACGACGACCCAGCAAGGATTTATTACTGATACGAGTGGTGATGCAAACGCATGGTATCAAGTACAAAATTCCGGTTATTGGGTTGATGTGGTTATTGATGCTATAACTAATCAGGCTGAGTATATTTTAATTTACTCTAAAGATGATGTAGTTCGTAAAATTATCGGTCAGGATATTTTGATCTAACTGAGGGACAAACATGTTTAACGTCAGTGGTTTTGGTACAAGTGTAAATATTTTGGCCTCGGTTACCTATCCGATTGGTTTGCAAATTACAGAATTTGCGGATAATTCAGATCCATTAGATATTCCATCGCTACAAATTGGTGACGTAGCGATGGGGTTGAATGGCGATTTGATTACATGGTCAAAAGCGAATCCTATAAAAGTTACAATTTCAGTCATCGCACAAAGCGACAACGATACCGCGCTATCTATTTTAGTTGCGGCAAATCGTGTGGGACGAGGAAAAATAAGTACGCGTGATGTGATCACAATGGTTGTATCATATCCGGGATCAAACAGAACACCAGTAACATTAATTAATGGCGTAATCACAAACGGCGTTCCGTTATCGCCAGTTAGTTCTGATGGCCGTTTAAAAACGCGTAGTTATGAATTTAGTTTTGAATCTTATGTTGGAGTTTAAGTTTTGTTAAGAGAACCATTTGATAAAGAAATAAACGGCAAGACATTTACATTGCATAAATTAACGACCCGAGTGGGTCGTTTAATTATGGCTAATTATTTCGCTTCAGCCTCAAATAAATTAGAAGATTATGAAAAAAGCGAAGATTTAGTTTTAAAGTTAATGAGTTTTGTAACCGTTAAAAATAACGCCGGAATTGCAATGGCGCTTACAAACTGGGACATTATAAACAATCATGTTGAAAACGCTGAAGTATTAGCTGATTTAGAAATAGCTATGTTGAAATATAATTTTAGTTTTTTTCAACCCGAGGGAGCCTAGATTTTATCAACAAGCTTCATTCTGAAGCCCCCTCGATAGAATATAAAAATGTCGATCCTTTTATCGGCGTTATTGTGGCCAGTGGTAAAGCGACATTAAAAGAACTTGAAGAATGGTATACGCTAGAAGAAGCTTATGATTTGTATGAAATCATAGCTACAAATCGTTACAATGAATACTTAGCCATGGAATACGCACAAAAAAAGGGGAGTAAAAGGTAATGAATCTTGAGACACTTTACATCCTTTTTCGCGCAGATACCGATGACCTAAAAAAAGGTTTAAACGAAGCTGAGAAAGAAATTGGCAAACTTGAGTCATCTTTAAAGCGCACAGACAAAAGCGCGGAAAAAGTAGGTGGATCATTTCTTAAATTCACACAATCAGCCGCCAGTTTCGCCGCAACGTCAGCCGCCGCCATTTATTCTATATCTCATTTTAAATCCGCGTTAGATTTTGGTGTGAATCTTAGTCAAACATCGCGATTACTAAACGTTAATACAACAGACTTGCAGGCATGGGGAAATGCTGTTGAATTAGCTGGTGGTGATGCCGCACAATTTCAAAACACTTTAAAAGGCTTGGCCACAAAGTTCGGCACAAGCCCTGCCACGGCTCTTAAAGCTTTACCCTTATATAGCGACCTGTTTCATAAATTAAGCCCTGCACGCGCTCAACAAGTGGGTCATCAACTTGGCTTTGATGAAGGTACTATTTTGTTACTGCAACAAGGTCGGCGTGAAGTTGAAGACATTATTAAGCGCCAAAAAGAATTGGGTTTAGTGACTGAACATGATTCGGAGTTGTTTAATAAATTCAGGGTATCTTTAGTTGAGACCAAGCAAGCGAGCCAAGTGTTATTTAATCATTTAGCCGCCGATGCGTTACCTATTTTAATTAAATTACAGAAAATAGCGGCAGAAGGATTTGCTTATGCTGACAAACATAGAGATGTTATTAAAGGCGGAACGGCCACTTTGTCAACATTGGCCACTATTGCGGCTTTATCAACGCCCATTGGGAGAGGAATAGCTATTGCAGGAAGTGCGGCATTAGGTGTGGGCGCTCTTTATGAAGAAGGCCAAGCTTTTAAAAAAGGCGGTATAAATACTGGATTGGGTTATTTATCCGGCGTTAATGAAGGCGGAGCACCGGCTATAATAGAGCGAGAAAGAATTTTAAAAGCCGCTTATTCTCAAGCTTCTTTTTTAGGAAAACTTAAATTAAGTTTAGGAATCGGGACTGAAGATATACTGAAAAATCAACCGACATCAAATTCAAGTATTTTAGGCATAAGCCCATTATTAACAAATGGAGCAAACGCAGCACCACAAATTAATTATAATCTTGGTCCAACCACAATCAACACACAAGCTAATGACGGCGAAGGGTTATTGACCAGTTTACAAAATTATACAAACGGACATTTTGCGCAAGCGACTAATTTTTACTCACAAGGAACTAAAGCATAATGGCCGCCAATTTAATTGATTTAGCTTTAGGCGCGTTGTTGCCAAGTTATGCCACTGATACAGTTGCAATATTTACTCAGGATTATGCACAAGTATTAAAAAACGCAAGACCTTTGAAAGTTGTTGTAAAAGAATCAGCAAAAGTGATGGAGCATCCAATCGAAACAGGTGCAACGATTGTTGACCATAGAATTATTTTACCTGTAGAAATTGAACTATCTTTAATCATTCCTAGATACTTGTTTCACAACGAATACGACTTGTTGAAAGGTTATTATTTAAACAGCACGCTATTGACGATACAAACACGCACAGGCATTTATACAAACCAGCTTATTCAGTCAATGCCTCATGAAGAAGATGCGTCCCAGTATGATGCAATAGCCATTGCTATGAGCACCAAACAAGTACAGTTTGTGATGGCGCAGTTTGTAACAACACCAAAAAACAAATCAAATTCTAATACTATGTCGACAGGTATGCAGCAAGGCAAAGCAGCTACGCCTCAGCAATCCACGCTTCTTTTTGATGCTGGTAAATACGCTTCGGGCGGATTGAAGTCTTTGTATAGCGGAGTATTCGGATGATACAAATACCTTTGCAAGCCATACCTAATCAATCTTTATCCATTGCGTTGAATGGAATTAATTTTGATTTAAGTGTTCATTCGTGCAATAACACGCCATTAATAGCGGGCACGGCATTTATGACGGTTTCAATTGCAGCAAGTGGGGTTTTGATTGTAGATAATGTTAGAGCAGTTCCTGCGACTGGTTTGATTGGATATCAATATTTAGAGCAAGGTGATTTTTATTTTATAACAGATAATGACGATTACCCTGATTATAACCAATTTAACAATAATCAATCTTTGATTTATGCGTCACAAGCGGAGCTGGAGGCAATTGTTAATGGCGGCGCTTGACCCACGCATTATCAGCGTATCGCTTGAAGTTAACGGCAAAACAAAAGTTTACACAGCCGAAAACTCTGCGCCTTTGAATATCATTGCTACGGGTACAAAGTACGGAAATGCTTTGCAAAACGAAGCGCAAGTGACGTTAACCAATCTCGACAAAACCACTCAAGATTATATTTTGTCGGAAACGACCCCGTTTAATTTAAATGCTTCAGCTAAAACTATATACGTAAGAGCGGGTCGTCAATCGTATGGCACGGCATTAATTTATACCGGAAATATTGTTAGCTCTTCTGTAACGCAACCGCCGGATATTGGTGTTATTTTAAAATGTTTAACGGGTAATTTTTTAAAAAACAATGTTATTTCACGTTATCAGAATGGGATGGCTTCTTTAAAAACCATTTCGCAGCAAATATCACAAGACAATAATACCGTGTTAAATTTTCAAGCTACAAACAAAAGCATTTCTAATTATAATTTTACTGGTAGTTCTATTCAGCAAGTCCAGGCTTTAAATAATTTGGGCGGAATTAATGCATTTATTGATGGCAATACGTTGGTTGTTAAAGACGCATTGATACCTTTGTCGGGAACGACTAGGTTGTTGAATTCAGAAACTGGATTGATTGGGATTCCTGAATTTACGGAACAAGGTTTGCGGGTTACTTTTTTGTTGGACAATAAAACGGTGGTAGGTGGTGGTTTGCAAATAGAGTCTTCGGTTTATCCTGCGATCAATGGTCATTATGTTATTTATAAATTATCATTTAATGTGACGGCAAGAGATATTCCTTTTTATTATGTAGCCGAGTGCTCTAGGGTTGGATCATGATGAATAACACGCCTAATCTGGACCCTGCAAACAATTATACATTAGTAGGCGTTCTTCAAACGGCTTTAAACAACTTCCAGCAAGCGATGCAAGGCATGTTGCCTGCACAGGTAGTTAATTACGATCGCGCATCCAATCGCGTCTCAGTGCAGTTAATGGTTAATGTTATCATGACGAATGGGCAATCGATTGAGCGAGCGTTGCTATCAAGCATTCCTGTGATGATTATGGGGTGCGGTGCGTTTTCAATAAGCTTTCCGGTTAAAGCCGGTGATTTTGGTTGGGTATTAGCAAACGATCGTGATATTTCTTTGTTTTTACAAAACATCCAACAAAATTATACCAATGCGTCATCACCACCCAAGCAAACAACAATTCCCAATACAACTCGTATGAATAATTTTGGTGATAGTGTTTTTATTCCTGACACGATGAAAACGTTTAATGCCAGCAATATTCCTGATGGTTATGTATCTATTCAGAGTAATGACCCATCGCATAAGTTTTCAATTCAGTTTGGATTAAATACAACAGATGGATTGACGCCTTATTATGAAGTAAATATTAATGCCGATAGGATTAACATGACGCCTAATGGCGGATTGGGTTATGTTGTTATTAAAGGAAATCTAGAGGTTTCTGGGCTTATTGAAAACACGGCAGGAACGGTTACCCCTATAGTTCCTCCATTTCCATCTATTTATCCGCCTTAGGATTGTTATGATTATTACTATTTCAGCAAACGTTAACAATGACATACCAGGCGTTGCGGCCAATGATATTTATTTAGATCAATTCGGCAACATCTCATTAAGTTACGATCAACAAGCCATCTTGCAGCAATGCGCACAAGCCGCACAAACCATTTTAGGTGAATGCATATTTAATACCACCATTGGCATACCGTTTGAACAAACAGTATGGGGGGGAATTAAAAATGAATTGCAATATCAGGCCGCTTTACGACAAGCTTTTTTGGCTATTAATGGCGTCACAGAAGTAGTTTCGTTGATGACTAGTCAAACGGGTGATACTTTGACATATAATGCTGTTATACAAACAATTTACGGCTCAGGAGCAATTAATGGCTGATGTTTATAGTTATGTGCCAAGCACAGGAGTTATTGTTCCTGATACAGCAACAATTCAAGCCGATGTACAGAACGAATATGTAGCATTATTTGGCTCTGACATGGTGACTAATTCACCAAACACACCACAAGGCTTATTAATTAACGCAGAAACTCAAGCTAGAATCGCCGTGGTTGATAATAATGCAGCTTTAGCCAATCAAATTAATCCTAATTTTGCTGGCGGTATTTTTTTAGATGCGATTTTAAGTTTAATGGGTAGCCAAAGAAATGTGGCAACAGAGTCATTGGTGCAATGTACCGTTAGCGGTGTCATAGGCACTGTGATTCCAGAAGGCTCGCAAGCCATGGATGCTAACGGCAACTTGTGGCAATTGTTAACCACAACAACTATCCCTTTGTCAGGCTCGATTACAGCGCCTTTTGCGGCAGTTGAACCCGGACCTATTACTGTTGAAGCGTCTAGCATAACAATTATTGTAAGTAACGTATTGGGATGGGAAAGCATTACCAATGCTGCTGCACAAACTTATTTAGGGACATTAACCCAAAGCGATGTACAAGCACGGCAATTCAGAAACAATACATTATTTTTGCAGGGCAATTCATTAGCCGGCGCTATTATTGCAGGATTGTATGCCACATCGGGCGTTCAAAGTTTGTCGTTCTTAGAAAACATTACATCTGGCTCATTAACTATTCCTCCTACAGGCCCTGGGGGCGTTACATTAACAGCCAATTCAATTTATGTATGTGTAAACGGTGGAACAGATAGTGCAATTGCTTCGACATTAACAGCAACCAAAAGTGGTGGATGTGGTTATTCTAATGGGGCTAGTGCGACGAACGTTAGCGTGCCTTACGTTGTACCGATTAGCGGCCAAACGATTGATGTATTATTTGATAGGCCGGACCCTATCGTGATTAACATTGAAATTACTGTTGTGATTAACATACCTATTCAAGACCCACAAGCCACAATACAAAACGCCATTCTTAAATACGCAGCCGGAGAAGTAAACGGATTGGCGGGATTTGTAGTAGGACAAAATGTATCACCATTTGAAATTGCAGCTTCTGTCGGAATCCAATATCCTGGCGTTTACGTACAAGATTTGCAAGTTAAGAACTTTACTGACTCAGGAAGTTTTGTTCGTACTGAATTGCCTATTTATAAATACCAAATTCCTACGATATCGATAGGAGATATTGTGGTAACTGTAGCATGAACATACAAAAATTTGATTATTCTACGGATGTACTGGCGGCTAATTTGTGGCAATACGATAACACTAAAAATTTATTGGGTTTAATAAAATACAAACAAGCATGGTTAGATCAAAACCAAACCCTGTTTTGGGAAAAATGGTATAACAATGTATTTAATTTAGCCAGTCCGACGATTACATTATTTGGATTGTCCGTATGGTCTATCATATTAAACGTGCCTTTGTTTGCACCAATTGCGCCAGTGACTCCAGAAGATATTTGGGGTTTTAATGAGTTTGTAGATAATACTAGGCTTGTGATGTCCGCAAATGCTACGGCGTCGGCTACAGAATCTATAACATTTAGCATTCCATTGACGGGTACATTATTAATATCAAACTCACATATTACCGGCATATCATCCACTATAAATTTATCTATTGGCATGGATATAAGTGATGGAGGTGTAAACATTCCAAGCGGAACCACTATTTTATCAATAATAGACGAACACAGCTTGATTATGTCCGCAAATGCTACGGCGTCGGCAACAGAATCTATAACATTTAGTATTACTTTGACGGGTACATTATTAATATCAAGCCCTATTATTACAGGACTATCAACTACGTCTTTTTTATCCCCGGGTATGAACATAAGCGATGGCGGTGTTAATATTCCTGGAGGCACCACTATTTTGTCCGTTAATGGTTATGTCAATGACAACGTAAACTATGACAACGGTGTGTTTGGTGATGCTCAAGTAACTTATTTGTCATTACCACAACAGCAATTTTTATTGTTGTTAAGGTATTTTGATTGTATTACGCGCGGTTCAATGCAAGATTTTATACCCATTAATTTTAAAACAGATGTGCCTACATCATTTTTATATCAAGACAATTTTAGAGTAAGCATTAACACCTATTTACAATATTTATGTTTTAATTTTGCTGAGCGAATCGGTTACGGCACAAACACGATTGTATGTTTAGACAATCTAGATATGACGGTTACTTATCATTTTAGTGATATCAATGCGTTTCCTGTTGCATTATATAATGCAATTTTAACTTTAGATTTGTGGCCGCGACCTGCGGGCGTATCGGTTTTATTAACTTAGACATGGATTTTTAAAATGACTGCACCTTCACCGAACAACTATTTTTTATATCCTTTTGGTGTTTTGGGCGATGCAACAGCTATTCCAGAAACGGGTACAGGTTCTTCATCTGTAAATTATCAATACGGATGGACAACCCCATATTCTTTGCCTAATGCAACCATAGGTTCTTTCCCCGTTCCGCGATTGCAAATGAATCAATTAATGTTTGATATTACTTATGCGTTAAAGCAATTACAGACGCAAGGCTTTCCATTGTGGGTGTCTGTTGTCGATGGCGGTCCTGCTAGTTATCCCATTTATGCTTATGTTGCTTATGACACAGGCAGCGGCGTTCGGATTTGGGAAAGTCAAATTGATGCAAACACATCCGTTCCTGGTGCTGATTTAAATTGGGTCGCGATAAGTGGAATGGCACAATGGACACCTGTAGGTACTGTGATTGATTTTGCCGGACCTATTGTTCCTAATTTTTATTTTGTTTGTGATGGCACGACAAAAGACCGCACAACGTATTCGGCTTTATTTAATGCTATTACACAAGTTCAATCAGCTAACACGACCATTAGTTTAACGACAGTAACAGGGTTAACGAATGCCACGACACAAATGTATGTTGGGATGCCAGTAGAAGGGGTTAATTTACAAGCTAATACGACTATAGCGTCGATCACCAATGACACAACAATTGAATTAAGTTTAGCGGCTGCAGCGACAGGCTCAGCTAATATTCGATTTTTTACCTATGGCGCTGGGGATGGAGCAACAACTTATAATTTGCCTGATTTTCGTGCTTATGTCACGGCGGGGGCCGGAGGGTCGGTAGGAATCCCTATTCCTGGCGCAACCACTTTAAAGATTCCAGGACAAAAAGGTGGCTCTTCAACACATGCAATAACCGTTAATGAGATGCCAAGCCATAGACACCCAGGAAGTACAGTGGGGCTTTATAATGTTCTTGGCTCTGTTAGCTCTTCAACAAGAGGAGTAAACACAAATAAAACGTTAGACTTTCCTTTGGATATAGCTTTTGAAGGCGGAAACCAAGCTTCAACGATTGTTCAACAAACAGCAATGTTATGGAAATGCATTAAATACGTTTAGAAGCTACTAATAACATTCCTTTTTGTTCATGCTAAAATCAAAAAAAAACAAAAAGGAATGTTTAAAATGGCCGTTAGAAAATTTCCAACAACAAAACCTAAAAAAAAACTAGAAATAACACCGGATATATTGATTGAAGTTGAAGGTCTAGTGAAAGCAGGAATGAGCAATAAGCAATTAGCTGAATATTATGGTGTGTCTGAGGACACTTGGTACAGGTATAAAGCTGATAACGAAGAGTTAGATCACGTCGTCAGAACCGCAAAAATGAGGACCACGTCAATTATTGCCAGCCGTCTTGTTCAACTATGTTTAGAGGACAATGTCCCGTCAATAATTTTTTATCTTAAGACGCAAGGCCGATGGACTGAAGCAAAAGAAATTGAAGACGACACTCAAAATAAACCTATCGAAAAAACCGTCATTAAAGTGACAGATCCAATCGAAGCGGCTAAGATATACGAAGAATTCATGTTAAAAACTTAGTCTAGTAAATCATGAGGATTCACTATGTCCACGGTAACCGCAAGCAATGGCGTCGAATTACAAATTAACGCCTTAGAACAAACTCTTGAATGGGATGGGAGCATTATCTCAACCATAACCGTTGTATATAATTCCATTACATACATTCAAACCTTTTTAAACGACGGCACTAATATAACCGATATTTCACAGTGGGTGGCCCAATGATTGAAGGCGCTGGTGATTTTATTAAATGGGCTTCCGCATTAGGTTACAAACCAGGCGGAGGCGGTAGCGGCGGCGTAACGGCTGCTCAAGTACAACAAAACGCATTTAATTTTGCCGCAGGCCTGGGCGCAGACGATGCGTTCGTTGTTAACTTATCACCAGCTGTAACAACGCTAACCAATGGATTGCCCATCTACATGGTATCGGCGTTTACAAATTTAACAACAACGCCCACATTAAAAATTAACGCATTACCGACAAAACCGATTGTATCCACGTCAGGAGAGGCATTAATCGTTGATGACATTCAAGCCAATGCGGCTTATTTATTTATCTATTCCGCAGCGGATGATAATTTCCAACTTATCAACCCATCAATATCTAATGCCAACGCTTATCTAGTTCAAAAAAATTATTTTAATTTTGCTCCCGATATTGGCGTAGCAGACGCGTACGAGGCCAATCTGCCCGTTAGGCCATTAGCTATATCAGACGGCTTGTCTGTTATTTTACAAGCAGACAACACCAACACCGGCGCGTCCACGCTAACATTAAATGGTTATCCAGCAATACCCATCGTGGGAATTAGTGGTGGGGCTTTAATTGCAGGCGAAATTATTGGCGGCTCAATGGCGTCATTAATTTATTCAGCAAACTATGAAGCATTTATTTTATTAAATCCTGCCATTATTCCAGGCACCGGAACAGTAGGCGCAGGAAGCATTAATGATTTGGCTTATTATGCGTCAAGTGGCACAACAATTAGCAGTTTAGCCACTGCAAATAATGGTGTTTTAGTAACAGATAATACTGGTGTTCCTTCATTGCTACCCAATGGCACTGAAGGTTATATTTTAACCGCAAACGCATCAGCCGCTCCATCTTGGCAACAAAATGGTTATTTAAACAACTCCGTTTTATTGGCTCCCAATTCAGACCAAACCATTTCCGGAGGTTTTGGTTTAATTGTCAGTGGCTCGGGAAATATTCAAGCAGCTACAATTACAGCTGGATTTAATGGGACCGCAGGCTATTTAGCTATTACACCACCAACAACTGATAAAGGAGCGTTACAAATTGCTGCGGCAGATAACGCCGCGCAATACGAAGGCTTGCTTATCAATGCAAGCTTAAACGACAACCGAACATGGACGCTTCCTGATGCGTCAGGCACATTAGCCTTGGCATCCGATGCGTCAGGTATCGTCAATTCAGGATTGGCCAATCAATTAACTTATTATGCAACAAGCGGCAATGCTGTATCAGGTCTTAGCACAGCAAATAATGGTTTATTAGTTACCGACGGCTCAGGCGTTCCAAGTATTGGCAATTCGATTGGCGCTGATATTGTTGTTAATGGCGTGACAATTGGCCAAGGTAATTACAAAGACATCAATGCAACCAACACCGCTTTAGGTGCGGCAGCATTGTCGTCAAATGTTTCCGGCACAAATAATACTGGGGTAGGTGCTAGCGCATTATCCGGTATTACTTCAGGCTCAAATAATGCCGCGTTTGGTTTTGGGGCCTTATTAGCTACGGCTGATACTAACGACAACTTGGCGTTAGGTGTTTTTGCAGGTTATCAAAACAATGGCGGCCAAAACGTTTTAATCGGATTCTCTAGTGGGTTTGGTTTGGGCTCTGTAGGCAATGGTAGCTCAAACGTTTTGATTGGGTCGTCTACTGGTTTGGCGAATAACAACCCAGGAAGTTTTGACTTAAATGCGGGTAATAACAATACATGGATAGGCGGCCAAGTCAGCGGGAATAATGAAAACATTTCTGGCTCAATTGGTATTGGCTGCATGGCGTTTCCTAGTGCGTCTAATGGCAACACAAGCGCCAACGAAGGCCCTGGCATCGCTATAGGGTCCTCAGCTTATCCGGTAGGCTTTCGAGGCGATGGCTCAGCGTATCCTGCAGGAAATGCAAATTATTGGCGTACGCGCGTTAATGATGTGTTTTATAAAATACCCATTCTTCCAGATTCAACTGATATCCAATGGCCTCTTTCTGGTACGTTAGCGACTACTGATGCAATTGTTTCATCAGCAACAGGGACTGAAAATCAAGTTTTAGTTAACGGTTTTTTTGATTCAGCGCAAACGGGTGATGTAGTCCTATCGCTTCCGCAAGATATTGGAACGACAAGCTCACCTACGTTTACTGGATTGCATTTGTCAGGGGATGTGTCTGGTGTAGTTAACTTTGTTAGTAATACTAGCGAACCTATTCTTAATTTTGCATACCAACCAGACGCGGTGAATTATTTGGAATTTTATAATTCTCCAGATGGTATTGATTTATCAATGGCGGCGGCAGGAACAACCACTGATATTGGGATAGGTTTTCAAGCGAAAGGTCAGGGTATTTTTAGTTATTATACAAATTCGTCTGATTTATGCTTGCAAATACTTAGTGGTGTAAGTGGTCAACATATTAGTAATCTTAATTTTCCAAGCACTAATAATTCGATAGACATTACATTTCAAGATGCAAGCGGTACAGTTGCTTATTTGAGTGACATTACGGGTGCTGGCGTCACATCATTAGAAGGTACGGCGAATCAAGTTTTAGTAAATGGAACATCAGGCTCAGCACAAACAGGCGTTCTTACGCTAACATTGCCACAAGATATTGCGACCAGCAGCTCGCCATCATTTACTAATTTAACATTAGACGGTCAAATTGTTGGGGCATCAAGACTTTGCGACACGGATAATGCCCCTGTTATTGATTTCACTTATCAAACAGGCGCGACCAACTATTTTAAAATGCAAAATGCAGTGGGCGGCAATGCTCCACGCTTCCAAGTCACAGGAACAGATGCAAATGTTTCTTTAACACTGCAAACACAATCGCAAGGGTCTTTAAATTTATTAACTGAAGCAACAGGTGCCGCAATTAAAGTCTTTAGCGGAACGTCTAGTGTTCATCAAACGAATTTAAACTTCCCAAGCACTGCCAATACTGTTGATGTAACATTTCAGGATGTGACGGGTACAGTAGCATTGTTAAGCGATATTCCTGCGCCACAAACATGGATCAATGCTACCGCGTCCCCGGTAGTTCTCGTGCCAGGCACTTGGTATATTTGTAATGATGTCGAAGGTCAGAACCAATTTATTTTGCCAGCAACAGCCGCACTAGGGGTTGAGTTTAGAATAAAAGGTGGCCCATTAGGTTCTGGTTGGAGCATATTGCAAAACGACGGGCAACAAATTCAAGTTGGAAATAGAACGACTACCGCAGGTACTTCAGGTTACGTGGCGTCAACAGCAGACACAGATTACATTTCTATTACATGCGTTTCAGAAAATACATTATTTGGCGATACCGGGTTCACAGGGAACATTTTAGTTAGTTAATAATAATTACGGAGAGCATTATGGCTATAATTAATAACAGTATTAATAACACGCTTCAACCCAATTTCTACGTTGGAGCGACCTCGGTTACATCCACTGGCGCACAATTAAACTATCTTAACATTGCAACAGGAGTCACAGGTACAGGCAGTGTTGTTTATGGCACAAGCCCTACTTTAGTTACTCCAGCATTAGGCACACCTTCTGCGTTAGTATTGACCAATGCCACAGACTTGCCTATTAGTGGTATTACAGGCCTTGGAACAGGCGTGGGCGCTGCTTTGGCGGATGCTGTTACCGGTTCTGGCGGTATCGTTTTAGCAACAAGCCCCGCGTTAGTCACACCAGATTTGGGCACACCTTCTGCGTTAAACTTAACAAACGCAACAGCATTGCCATTGGCTACTGGCGTGAGCGGCATTCTTCCTGGCGCAAATGGCGGTACAGGGATTGCTAACACAGGCTTAACCATTGATTTGACTCCAGTTGCCGCTGGCGCAGTATTAACATCTGATTCTTTGGGTAATGCAACATGGGCTGCTCTTGGCAATGCTGCATTTGTTGGCGTGACCGGCACATCGCAAGCAATGGTTCCTGGTGTTGATTATTACACCCAAAATGCTTCGTTAACTACGTTTACACTGCCTTTAGGCGCGGGTCCTGGCACTGTAATGGAGATTGACGGTTATGGCGCTGGTGGCTGGACAATCGCTCAAAACGCTGGTCAAAACATCATATATCAAGGCGTTTCTTCTACTGCTGGTGTTGGTGGAAGCTTGTCTTCTACTGCTGCAAGCGACGTGGTTCGTTTGTTATGCGTAGTAAAAGACGTTACATGGACAGCTGTATCTTTTGCTGGTTCATTGTCATTAGTTTAGTCATGCCGGGGCGAAAGCCCCCCTTATTTTAATTTATTCGGGGTTTTCATGAGCATCATTAATAACAGCATTAACAACACACTACAGACCCCGTTTAAAATAGGTGCTGTCAGTGTTACAACAACTGGCACACAACTTAATTATTTAAATGCCGCTACAGGCACGACAGGTTCAGGCTCTGTTGTGTTTGCTACAGCACCGACGTTGTCTTCTTTGACACTATCAAGCCCGCTAGCTGTTACAAGCGGTGGTACAGGGCTTTCGTCTACTGTTGCCAATCAAATATTGTATAGCTCATCCACGTCAACCATTGCGGGTCTTGCCACAGCGAATAGCTCTGTGCTCGTGACAAGCTCTGGTGGAGTTCCTAGCTTAAGCACAGCGTTGCCTTCTGGGTTAACAACGACATTGTTTTATCCTCAAAATGTGATTGAAGGATTTCAAAGTGTTGCATCTTCTGGCGCACTAATAACGTTAATTAGCACGTCGCCACAAACATTGGTTGTAACAGGCACGACCACACAAACCGTTGTTATGCCTGATGCAACAACATTAACGTTAGGCCAAACATTTACGATCAATAATAATTCGACGGGTGTTGTAACGATACAATCTAATGGTGGGGCAACAATCACCACGATGAAATCCGCTAGCTTTTTAACATTGACTATATTAAACATTGGCACAGCGGCTGGGCAATGGGATTGGCGTTGGTCTCTTCCGCCGGTTAGCATTAATTCTAACGGATATTTAACCGTTGCTTATGGCGGCACTGGTGTGGGTTCGTTTACTGCTTATGGTCTAATAGCCGCAGGCACAACATCAACGGGCGGCTTGCAATCTGTTGCTACGGGAAGCCCTGGACAATTGTTGCAATCTGGTGGCTCATCCGCACTGCCTTCGTATACAACGGCTACTTATCCGTCGTCGACTACAGCAAATCAATTGCTGTATAGCTCTTCGGTGAACACGGTTGCAGGTCTTACGACTGCCAATAACAGTGTGTTGGCTACAAATGGTAGTGGTGTTCCTTCGATGACGACTTCATTGCCTTCTGCGGTGCAAGTTGCCACAGGAAGCTTAAATAGCGGAACAGGTGCGTCGTCTAGCACGTATTGGCGTGGAGATGGGACTTGGGCGGCTGTTAGTGGTGGTTTGCCTTATACTGTGGTGACGGGTACAACGCAGGCGATGACCACGAACAATGGTTATATTTCAAACGCTGCGACATTAATCACTTACACATTGCCTGCTACGTCTTCCGTTGGCGACCAATTAGCCGTAGGGGGTATTAATACAGGTGGGTGGAAGATAGCGCAAACAATTGGACAAAGTATTCAGGTGGGCATAAATACCACTACGTCAGGAACATCGGGCAGTGTTTCTTCACAAGCAGGAACGGACGGATTGACGTTAGTTTGTGTGGTTGCTAATACAAAATGGGCTAACGTGAATGCGCCTCAATCGGCTGGCCTCACCATCGTATAAGGATAAATAATGGCTATAAATAATGCAATCAATAAAGTTTTATCATCTTCGCCTACGGCGGGCGCCGTGCCTTTGTTTGACAGCAACGCGGCTCTATCAGCCAATAGCATGAATCAGTCAGCGACTGCTATTTCTCGAACAAACGGAGGTACTTATGTGCTTACTATGGCAAGCACGGCTATTCAAATTTTTACTGGCAATGCTTCAGGAGGGACCGATTATGTTCAAACTCCAGCAACAAATACGCTTGTTTTAGGTCAATCTTATTTGTTGATAAATACTTCTACTACGGATTTATTAAATGTTTATAACTCTTCATTTGATCAGATTGCTCAATTAAGTCCCGGCTCTTCAGCGGAAATAATTTGTGTTAGTACGGCGGTTGATAATGCAACTTCTTGGAGTGTGGCATCTGCTTTAGTAAAAAAAACGGTCTCTACCACTCCGACTATCACTTTTGCTACTCCAGGAAATTTAAGCGTTAGTTATAGCTCCGCATTTGCGGATTTGCATATTACGGGGAATCTTGCTTTTCTAAAAGTATTTGTAAGATTTACTCCTACATATACCACTGCAAGTGGAAATTTTATTATTCAAAATTTACCCGTAGGAATGGCCGATGTTACCACAGAGGGGATTGGGGGCGTCGTCACTAATAACGGAAACGCAAGTATAAGCATAACTCCTATTGCTTATCCTGCGTCTTGTACTTCTATGGTTCCGGTATATATAGGCAACTTTGGAAGCCCTATAATAAATTTATACGGCATGGGCAATGGCGTTGCAACAACCATATTAACAACGGCTCAGTTCCCTACTGCTACAGCTAAATATTTAGGTTTTACCTTAATGGGTTGGGCAAATTAAATTATAAAGCAATTATCGCTTTTATTAAAAAGAGCCCTGTTAAAGCAATTTTATATACGAAATAATTATTGCTTTAACAAATGAGCAGTCTGCCTGATGAATTAATAAGCTTTATGAGCAAGAAACAACAGTTTTGCTTTTGTTAAAAAACAAAAGACAACAACCATTTGTTTGTCAAGCAATAACACAAACAATCTCAGGCCAAATAACAATGCCGGTATAAGAATCACCAGGCTAGAGAAGAAGGGATGGATGTTGTAACATAACGAAAGGCTTGCTCCTCTGTGAAAATACGGGCAAGTTATCATTTTTAATTTAAAAAGGGCAAAAAATGTCATTATCAATCGACGCGTTAAAAGCAAGAATTAACGAATACGAACAAGAAATTGTTAAAGTTGTAAACAACCATGCTTCTTTAGTTGGCGGATTAAACGAGTTAAAACAATTGTTAGCTTTAGGAGAAAAAGTAGCTGAAGTTGTTGCGCCAGAAGAAGCGCCTGTTGTTGAAGCAATAAATGAAGTTGTAGGCGAAGTTATTGATGCCGTTCAGCCAGAATAGTAGTATTATATATCTAAGCTAGGTTTTCTTCCTTCCTCAGCTTACACGCAAGGGCCATGGTTTTCGTGCATTCCATGGCCTTTTCACATGGGGCCCATATGAAATATCATCATAAGCTCAGTCTTTTTGTCATTGCATTATTACTTGCCTGTTTAATTGTATTTAAAATTGGAAAAGCGCATGAGATTCCTAAACGTCAGGTGGTATATTATTCTGAAAAATTTGATACCACTGAAGATATTGACGATGTTGAAGATCAAAACGAAACAACAATCGAAGGGAGTGGCGATGAGTAACGACGATGAATTAATTAAACGCATCAAGCGAGGCGAAGGTCTTAAGTTAACGTTATACAAAGATTCTTTAGGTTACGCTACGATTGGATGGGGAAGATTATTAGACCCCAGAAAAAATGGTCACATCTCAGCTGATGAAGCGGAGCTGATGCTCAAAAACGACATAGCCGCATGCAAAAACGAACTAAGCGGTTTATCATGGTACGAAATACAAGACGACGTTCGCAAAGGCGTTTTAGTAGAGCTAACCTTTAACATGGGTCTTGAAAATTTAATTGGGTTCAAACACATGTTGGACGCATTAAAAATAAAAGATTACAAAGCAGCTTCAGAAGCATTGCTTGATTCGTTATGGGCCAAACAAATACAACCAACACGTGTGGCGGACATACGATACCGATTAGAACATGGGGTGTACGCTTGAATCAATTGGAACGACAGCATCAAATCACCGTTATTGACTGGTTAAAATTAGCAACAGACCTACCTTATTATCATTTCGCTGGCGAACGAAAATGTTCACCACAATACGGCGCATTATTAAAGCGCATGGGAACCAAAGCAGGCGTTTCAGACATCTTTATACCCAGAAGCACCGACTTATTTAAAGGCGCATGGATAGAGCTTAAAGTAGGCCGAAACAAGCCCACACCTTTACAATTACAATTTATGAGTGACATGGTTGCCGAAGGGTATTATGCGGGATGCGCATACGGTGCGGACGAATGCATTTTGATGATAAAAAACATCTACGGCATCAAGTAATCAGCTATGATGATGTGTCGCGCTTCTTCTCAAGTTCGCTGGATGCAGGTAGGGGCGTCGACGTTATAAGCGAAGCGTTTCGTTTGTTTTTCAAATAAATTACAACAGGATTCATTGCGGCATTAACAATATCTTGCCACGTTATTATGGTATTAATTTTAGCGCTAGGCACGCGTCCAGCTACATTATAGACACGCACCCCACTTAATTGTTTAGCTTTAATAGCCATCAATACTCTCTGTTTCGTAACGAATAAGTACATCATTTATTTCTTTAAAATCCATGTCTAAATCAGAACGGATTTTATTTACATCTAATCGCGCAATATCGGCAAACGTATTTGGTTTTCTAGTGTACCGTGTTTCTTTGTCTTTTCTAACTTTAGGCGCCCGACCATGTTTTTTTATATAATTTTTTAACATGTTTTGTCTTTGGCATTCTTTGCATCGTAAATAATTTTCTACGCGATAAACTTGGCTTTCCATCAAAGGGCCGTGTTGAGCGCAATGTTTCACAACGCCTTCAGGCGCAGGCGTTTTTTTATCTAATTCTAATTTTTTTGTTCTATTCCATCTCGATAGATGGGTGGAGCAAAAACGAGACGACCGCATGGTTCTTTTTTCATTTTTTGGTGAAATCTTGCGCTTATTAGTACATCCTTCTGCTGCGCAAGTGTCCGTTTTAATCTTAATCATTTCGATAGTCCTGTTCTTGTTGATAAAATTCACCAAACAATGCTTTGACTTGAATGCGCATCGCATCCATTTCGTCGTTCATTCGTTTTAAATCTATAGTTGCCTTCAATGAATCAATTGCTGATTTGTATTCACGGTAAGCCATTTTAAAATGGCAGTAAAATAATGACATAACAATAATACCGCCTAAGCATCCCCCGCAAATAGACAGCAAAAGCAAATCAACCCAATCGTAACTCATCCCTCTGCTCCTCCATGGCAAATGTCTTTGAACTTACATGAGGCACAAACCCAATACAAAGGGCTCTTGTTAATGCGCTCAGGAGGCTCTGTAGCAATCGATATGTCTCGAGCCTTAGCTACCAGCTCATGATAATAAATCTCGTCATAATCAACCCATTCGTGGTGATATTCGGATGTGTCTTTGTTCAATGCCAACAAACACGCCGAAGGTATTCCTGTCATTCCCATGTAAGATTGTAGTTGCGCAAAATACGTTTGTGACCAAACACGCAGACCATCTTTTTTAAACGCATTAAAGCTTGAGTTTTTGCACGTTTTTGCCTCGAAAACAACAGGGCATTCACGGTTTAAGTACAATACAGCATCCATGTGGCCTTGGAATATTTGTAGATTTTCTTCTTGACAAAACAAATAATTATTTATTTCTGATGGGCGATCTAACTCAAAACCAAGCTTGCTAACACCATCTAAAATCATAACCTCAAGTATCTTCCCAATTTTAAATGTGATCCGTAACTGCGAATCAATCGGCTTACCTTGCGCATTATGAAGACCGTACCAAATACTTCTAGAGCACTCCTTCCCAATACTACTAGCCCCGATATAACGTCGGGGCTCATCTGTTGGTTGCTTTGCAATTGATTCTATTATAAGCTTGTTAATGTCCATTTTATGTCTTCCTTGTATAATATCAGAACGGTATATCGTCATTTAGCTCAGCTTCATTAACGCGTGGATTTCTGGATAGCGCGCTATCTTTTCTTTCTGATGGGGTGCGTGTTTGTGGCGGTAATAATGTGCCTGTTTCTGTTGGCAGTGCGCCGCATGGGTGAACTTCGGTGACGTGATTGCCGTCCATCATGGAGCCATCTGCTTTAGGCATGTGCCATTCACGAACTTTAATAGTGAGTATTTTGCCGTTCATTTCAGCTAATTCTGCATCTACGGGTGCGTTTGTGTGTGATGGTTTGTAGTCACAAAGTTTCATAACAAGCATGAGCATGTTTAATGCGCGGTCAATGGCTTCTGGTTTGCCTGCGAATGCTTTTATTTTTTGTGATACTTCGCGATTTTTAAAATCGCCAGAAACCAATTTCCATGTAATTTCAAAATATTTATCGGTTATTTGCGTGTAGTCGTTGTGTTTTTCTACAATGACAAATTTTTTAATCATGGCGTCGGCCACGGTATTGTCTGGAATAAGGGTGAAGTCACCCAAAAATGCTTCTTCAGCTGCGCCAGTTATTTTGCGGCCACTGCCGCTAGACCAAAAATTACTCATTGTTTATTATCCTTGTTATAAAATGGAATATGTTTTGCGATTGCAGCATAAGACATTTCGATCTCATCTGGAATTGCAAAACGATTTTTAGACACATGTAAATCACTAACGCCTGAATAAATAACTCGTTTGCTGGTGCTTTTTACAATGGTTCTGCCTGACTCTGTAGACACATGATTTGATTTTAATTTACAAAAAGCAACCATATCGACATTGTTGATGTAGACGCTGCGGGATAAATCAGAATTCATAGCAACTGAAAACGTATCAAAATCCTCGGATTCGGGTGATTTAAATTTTTTAATTTCAACATGAGCAATATAAATAACCGTAACGCCTCTTTCTTTAAACAAATCAAATTTAGCTTTTAGTGCGCGATGCAGCGAGGCCGCCTTCATAAATCCCGCGCCATAGCCTCCGAATGCTTGTGCTATGGTGCTGACTTCTTCGCCGCGTTTCCCCGGAGGGCTTTCGCTTATTGTCCTGGCCACAACAAGGGCGTCTAAAGCAGTGATACTATCAACGACGATGGTTTTAAATGGCAGGTCTTTTATGTCAAGCAATGCTTTGACATTGTTCCACATATCAACATAGCTATGAACCACAGGAAGCGCTTTAATGTTTGTTAAAGCATTGTCTTCTGTCAAAAGAAATAGCGCGTCAGGAAACTGTGATGCTAACGTTGATTTCCCTATTCCGGGAGCCCCGTATAAAATAATCGACGGCGCTTCGGGGCGTGTTGTAATAACACTGTCTAGGATGCTCATAGAAGCTCACCATTCATATCGACAAGACCAACGTCAGCGGGTCTGCGTCCTTCGTGATAGCCTTTATTTAATGGTTGTTTCTTTATGTGCGGGGTATTGTTTACGACATAAACTTTTGGTTGTTTTTTGTGAGTCACGACATGTCGTCGAGGAAGGTATTGTGACTCATGATAATAGTCACGTTGTTGCTCGCGCCGCATATCAACATCATCTGGGATGTAAATATAATCTTGGCAACATCCGGTCAAAAACAATCCTGTTAAAATAATCATGCGTTTTTTGGTTAGTTTATTCATGTTCTATTCCGTCCATTAATGTGTTGGCTGATATTTTAACAGGATTGTTTTTTAGGTGTTTTAACACAAAATTCAGACAACAATTTTAAATCATCGCTAGAACCGTATAGCTCGCAATCTTTGATTCGTTTTTTATTTAATTCGTATTTTGTGGTGATGCGAACGGGATCAAACTTAGGATTCATCAGCGGCGCACAATCAACATACTTGGCAGGATTTAGCTTGTAATTCCAACCAGTCGTTACGGTGATGTTGTAATTTCGAAAGTGATGGGTGTGGGAACCATCTTTATCGTGACCTAATAAATCGGACAATTTCTGATTCATTAATTGCTTGGCGGCGCTCCACCGTTCAATTTCAGCATCAGCCAAACGAATAGAATGAATTAATTCTTGAATCATATCGGTGTGATCAACGTCTATATCTTGCATATTTATACCTTTTTAATGTGTCGTTGTGTCGGTAAATGACCAGCTCATTATATTATTATTGATTAATAATATCAACTAAATTATAATTGATTTTTAACGCAAAATTGGGCAAAAGGAGCAATATGACGTTAGATGATTTGATGGATTACTACGGTACGATTTACAAGGTATCGAAGGGATTGGGGTTATCGCCAAGCAGTGCTTATCATTGGTGGCGGTTGGGTTATGTTCCGATTGAAACACAAATAAGGATACAAGAAAAAACGAACGGTGCGTTGGTTGCCGACATTAATCATTGCACGAAAGCATCAAACAATGTGGGATAGATATGACTGAACAGGAAGAATTGGAAGCTTTTAGGGCTTGGAAACGAGCGAAAGACAAGAATCAATTAGAGGAGATATTTTTTCAAATTGAGTCTTCGTTAAATGAACCGTCCTCGCGGGGATTTTCACCTAGAATGCCTGGTGAGGCTTATCGTTTGTTGGCGACAGGATTGTCGTTATTGAAAAAGGAGTTAATTCCAACATGAAAGAAAGGGACGACGGCATGAGTATGCCGGCATATTACAAGTATAATAATGGCGATTTAGATGCGGTTTATATTTTGGATTATGACGGCAAAGGTCGTGCTTGGGTTCGATGGAAAGATGGTTTTGTTAATTTAGTGGAGTGTGAACGATTAGAGGTGTTGGGTGATGACGGAATTTAAAAGCGAAACATTTCATGACTTTTTAATACGTATAGAAAATAGACCGCATGAGAAAAGAACACAAGATGATTTATGGGTTTTTAATGAAATGTACGAAGACATTAAAAAAATAAAAAAACAGTTGGCTTTGTTGCAGTCTCACGTTATTAAATTGCAGCACAATAAATAAACGTTAGGGAAAAATCATGTGGATTGAGTTTCAATTGGAGTGTTTAGATAGTGCGCCCAAGGAGTGTTTGGTTAATTCTGACCATTTAGTCGGTTTTACTTATTTTTATAATGATGAAGACGAGGCGATATTTCAGATTATTTTTCAAAATGATGTGGATGAATTTAAGTTTTTGTCATTAGAGACGGCGAATGAAGTTTTTAATGCGTTTAAAGGGGCTATAAATGGTTATAGCGCTACGATCGACAAAATAGGGTACGTTAGGTCGCTATCATCCAGCCGATACGAAGCAGGCACTTTATGCGCTCCTGCGGAATTGGTTGATTGGCGTCGACATCCATGATCAAATTTCTAAGAGCGGTTACGATGTTTCTGGGGATTTCCGCATTAACGCTCATCGGCATTTTAATTTGTGAGTACGTTTTTGATTTAGGACGAAATGATTCAGCATTAATTTACGAGGAACGTTAATGGCAGACACAAAAACCACATTGATCGAACAATTAATGCAAAATATTAAAGCGCTGGAAAGCGTTATTTGTCAATTTAAAACTGATTTAAGCTCAAATGATATTGCCATGCTAACAAACGCTTGCGTGGCAAGTGAAGTTTTGTGCGCTTATATCACTACAACATTGTGCGATGATATTTTGTTAATGTATAAGCATTATAACAATAAATTTCATGTTGACACTTCTGTTGCTCATTGATTATTAACAATTTTTTGTATAAAGTGACCGACGTGGCCAGAGTTCTAGCTCTAGCCCTGTCGTGAGCGAAGCTCGTTGACATAACCGTGCTTTATTGGGAAGCAGATTATGCGTGTATTTTATACATACCAAGAGTTAATCGCAAGTATTTTTATTAATAGGGATATTAATTATGTTAGATTTGTATCAAATGAGTGTTAATTTTGCGCCTCATATGCCAGAGTCTTATCATTTAGAATTTGTTCGTATTGCGGAAGATATGCTGAAACTGCTGGCGAGACGCAAGTACTAGGAAGTAAATAGGGCATCCCGCCCCAACGCGTATGTTTCAGCATACGGTGTAAACCCTTTAATGTCTTCACGGACAAAGGAATCATAACAAATGGATAATAAAAGCGCAACACCTGAATATAATATTGAGTCATTTAAATTAAATTATCGTGCATGCATACCTCTTTATGTTCTTCTTGACCCTCGTTTGTCTAAAAAAGAATTAGCTCTGTATGGAATTATTGAGCAAATGGAATCATCTATGAATGATGTTTTTATTAATGATCGTTCTTTATGCGACATATTAGATGTTAGTTTTACATCAAGAAAACTTGGTGTAATGCAAAAAAAATTAAAAGAATTTGGTTATATAAAACGTGAAGAGCGAGAAATTACTGTTGGTGGAAAAACTTTTATAGCTCATTGTTGGAATACAATTAAATCATGTATGTTGTCTAATAATACTTCACCCCCGGTCCCTGAGGGACCTACCCCCCCGG